GCTTCTGATGCTGCTACCGCACGGACCAACCTAGGGGTTGGTACTCTAGCTACCCAGGATGCTAATGCCGTAGCCATTACGGGCGGCACTATTGCAGGGCTCGCTAGTTTTGCGGCTGATACTGTAGCTTCCGCTACTACGGATGCCGATCTCGCTTTAGATCCTGATGGGACAGGTGAGGTAGTTGCCAAAGCCAAGATGGGCTACGGCGCAGGAGACGGCGGCACTGTAACTCAGCTAACGAGTCGTACTACGGGTGTTACGCTAAACGCCCTTAGCGGTCAGATTACTCTTTTCTCTGCTCAGATTGCTGGGCACGAGGCTGATGAGTTTGTTCTGACTAATAGCGCTATCACGGCTACCGATGTCGTAGTGGTGAATATGTCGTCTTCGGGGCAGCCGGATAAAAGGTACTACACGCTTACGGTTACGGATGTATCTGCCGGATCTTGTACTATCTCGATGGGTAATAACGATAATGCCACTATCCCTAGTGCTGGGGCCGAATCCCCAGTTTTAACTTTTATGGTGCTTAAGGCAGCTAATGCCTAGATGGAGTATTGATGAGCGATCGCTGGCTTCGTAACACGGTTGATGGGACTATCTACGGATGGAACGAAATCCTCGCGAATAACCCTAAGTGCGAGGAGGTCACGGAAGAACAAGCGTTCCCTGAGCGTTTTGTAAAACCTGAGTCCAAGCGCATTACTGCCGCTCGCAAGCGTAACAAGATCCCTCTGGATCTTAGCGACATAGCGGAGGAGCCCCCCGCTAATTCCATCTCTCCTGACTTATCTCAGGACGCTAGTAAAGGTCTGCCTAAGTGACACCCTCTGACGTTATCGGGGAAGTACGGGATCTTATTCAGGATACGTCTACCCCGTACCGCTACTCCGATGACTCTTTGTTAGGTTATGTCAACCAAACGCTTAAGCGTATGGCGTTCTTGCGTCCGGATCTATTCTCTTTCATAGGGGATATATCTACTGTTGCTGACACCGTATTACAGAGTTGCCCATCTGATTCCCTCCGATTAGTGGAGATCTTCCAGGTCAAGGATGGCAATGCTGTGACTGAGGTGTCACGGGATGTGCTGGATCAGGGCTACCCCGGTTGGGTAGCCGAGGCTTCCGGAACTCCTGTTAATTTCATGCGCCATGTGCGTAATCCCAATCAGTTCTTCTTGTACCCCCGTCCGTCCTCCGGGGTTGTTCTCGTTGGGGAGTATGTGCAGGTTCCAGCTTCCTACGCTATTTCGGACACTATTCTTCTACTTCCGGATAGCTATCTACCCGTAGTAGTGGATGGAGTTGTATTCCTTGCAGAGAGTGAGGACAACGAGCACGTTAACAGTAACCGAGCCAAGATGTTCCTAGACCTGTTTGTTAGCGAACTCTCTACCGGAGCTAATGCAAGGCTGGTTACTGATACTGAAAGTTCCAATATAGACGGTCGTAAGTATGCGGCTGATCCTAGGTCGGTGATCTGATGGCTACACGAGAACTGTCTTCGCTTGTGTCTAGGGTTAGCCCCAACGTACCTGGGTGCCCGCAGCACACCATTATCCAGTTCGTGACTGAGGCGGCTCGCCGTACGGCAGAGCGCACGTTAGCGTGGCGGTACGAGATTCCTCTCTTTTCGTTGGATCCCGGCGTACACGAATACTATTTCAATGCGCCCGCCGGTACGGATGTCCACGCTATTTTCCGCACGCTGGTTAATGACTCTCCTCTTGAGAACCTTACCCTTGACCAAGCTACCCACCGTTACCCTGCTTGGGCCGATCTGTTCAGCGGCGTAGATCCTAGCGTTATATGGGCCGGTAATAGCGGCGGGTTCAACCAGGATGAATACAACGAGGGGGAATTTAATAACTCTCCTGCTCTTACTTTGTCAGACGCCGCGTTGGCGGATGCGTCTGAACCTCGGGCCATAACCCAGCTATCCCCGGATAAGTTTGTCGTCTTGCCTCTGCCAGATGACGAGAAGACTTACACCGTGCGTATGTTCGTAGCGCTTAAGCCTAAGCTAACTGCTACCACTATGGATAGTGCGGCTCTGGATGACTTAGAGGAGGTTATTGTCCACGGGGCGCTACAGAATTTAATGGTCATCCCGAACTCGAATTGGACTAGCACTGAGCTGGCTACCTACCACGCCAAGCAATATAGCTTCCAGGTAGCAGAGCGACGGGCCAGGGCTAACATCGGTAACTCTAGGGCTGCGCTTATGGCTAAAGCTCAGCCTTTCTCCTAGGGGGCCTTCATGGCTGTACTGCTAGCTAATAATGTCTCATCCACTCTGGCTGCGGCGATCTCCTCTACCGATACGGTTCTGTCTGTTGCGACCGGTACGGGGAGCGATTTCCCTATCGTCACTACGGGCGACCACTTCTACGCGACTCTGGTGTCTACTGCCGGGTTGGTGGAGATTGTCAAGGTCACGGCTCGTACTAATGACGCGCTTACCGTTACACGCGGGCAGGACGGGACTACGGCTATTGCCTTTGCTCTCGGTAGCCGCGTCGAGATGCGGATCAACGCTGCGTCTGTAGCAGACTACGTAGCTAATTTTAACTTAGAGACTAGGTATCTAGGCCCCTCGTCTTCCGACCCTACTACGCGGGTAGACGGTTCCGCGCTCCAAGCGGGCGATTTGTATTTCAACACCGCGTCTAATGAACTGCGGGTGTATAACGGCTCCGCCTGGATTAACTTCTCTGTCGGTGTACGAACTGAAGAGTTCACTGCCACTGCGGACCAGACGGTATTTACCGCCACCCAGAATACTTATAACCCTGGGACTAATGACCTAGCCGTATATGTTAACGGCGTCCGGCAATTCTCCGGTGCTTACACCGAAACCTCTACTACCGTGGTTACGTTCACCGAGGGCCTTACAGTTGGGGACCTCGTCCAGCTAGTCTTCGCCGATACAAATACTACAGTAGCCAGTAGTTCGGACTTCATAACTTATACACAGGGGGGCACCGGCGCTACCGACCGCACCCTCACTTCCGTACTCCAAGAGCGTGTCAGCGTCAAAGACTTTGGTGCTACGGGCGATGGGGTGACGGACGATACGGCTGCGATTCAGGCGGCGATTGATGCGGGTTCGCCTGTCCATGTCCCTGCCGGTGTTTATCTGATTTCCGGTCTTGCGTTTACCAGTGTTACTGACGCATCAATCTCAGGCGAAGGCTCGTCTTCTGTTCTCAAGCTTGCAACTGCGGCAGACGACCACGTCATATCAATCACATCATCTACCCGCGTATCTGTAGGCAATTTGAGAATCGACGGCAACGGAGCCGGCAATACCCTGGGGCATGGCGTGCGCGTGGCGTCTTCCAACGATGTCTCCCTTAGCTGCTTGTATATTCATGATACAGCGGGATATGGCATAGGAGCCCAAGATGGCACCATCGCCGGGCTCAAAATTTCGTCGGTAATTGTAGAATCGACGGGCAATGATGGAATAGATATAAAGAATCAGGATGACGACAATACTTCCATAGCCCTTTCTGACATAACAGTGCGCAACCCAAACACATTGGGGGTAGCCAACAAGGCGGGCATAGACATCCGAGGGGCGGCCTCTCTTACCAATATAACGGTTACGGGCCTATCCGGTGTGACGTCTGGCGTGCGGTTTCGAGAGGGTGAGCTGCTGGACGCTAACGGCCTGGGTGGACACCACTCGTCACTGTCAGGGTTTGTCATCGACGGCACAACTGCTGGCACAGGGACGTACGGCGTTAACTCTGTTGCCCGTAATGTAACTATCACGGGCGGTACCATTAGAAACGTGGATTACGGGGTCTACATTAACGAGTCAACCCCCGCTTCCGATTATGGCCGCAACTTAGTTAGCAACGTCTCCGTGAGTGACGGCGTGCGTGCGTTTTGGCTAATCAGCGACAACAACTCTCTGGTCAACGTCACTGCACAGTCCAACAGTTCTGAGGGTTTCAGGATTCAAGGCGACGGTAACTCTGTAGACGGCGTCTACATGACCGGTAATGTGACACGTGATATCTATTTCAATGGATGTTCTGGCGCTGTCATATCGGGCGTACGGCCTGATATCTCGTCCGTCACGGTGCTTGATACCGGAACAAATAATCACCTAAGCGGCGTTACCTCCCGCGCTGATAGGGTAAACGTACTCGACTACGGCGCCAAAGGCGACGGCACCACCGACGATACGGCTGCGATTCAGGCTGCGATTGATGCGGTGGAGGCTGCGGGTGGGGGTGAAGTACATTTTCCGGCAGGGACGTATAACGCTAATGTCGCCCTGACTTATGCCAATGTGAGTTTAACTGGAGTCTATAAAGCTTCAATTATTAAGCCTGCGTCTGGAACTTGTTTGGCAATAAGTGGCATTACATCAGGTGGAGGAGGGAGCGTTCAGGGGCTTACTTTTGATGGGGGGTCTGGAGCGGCCACGGGCGTCAGCATTGATGGGTTTAGCCGAGGTTATTTAGACAAGCTTTATTTCACTGGGGGGCTAACATCTGGGCTAGTCATAGATGGTGATGATT